ATACTCTCTTTTGTACTTTTATTGGATGATTTCTTTTTCTTCTTTATTTTTTTTGATTTCTTTTTTGGTACAAATTCAACGTCACTATCTGATTCTTCACAAAACATACTCTCTTTTGTAGTTTTATTGGATGATTTCTTTTTTGGTGTAAATTCAATGTCACTATCTGATTCTTCAACGAACATACTATTTTTAGTAATTTGTTTATCTTGTTCTATATCACTATCCGATTCTTCAACAAATGCACTTTCTTTGAAAAACATATTATTAATATCATTATCTCCATCACTGTCGTCGTTAGTTTTTATAACGATTGGTTTTTTTGTGGGTTTGTTCCTTTCTTTTATTTCGTTTTTTAGTTTCATTATAAATTTTTTGTATCCTTTGGATTTATTATTACACAACTTTTGGATTGTCTCCATTATTAATGTATTCTTTTTAATTTTTAAACTATCTATAAATTCAACTAGTAAATCCAATTTGTCCTTATGATCACGTAAGAATAAAATATATCCCCACATTTTCTCAAATGTAGGATAATTTTCAGCAAACCATTTTGTATCTCTTTTAATTGTTACATTAAACGATTCCGTTAATCTCCAATATACAACTCTATAAAATACATATTTTTTCATATTATTATCGTTTAATTTATTAACATTGTGTAAATTAGCTAATGTTTTAGATATCCACATGTCACACTCAAGTGGCGTCATTTCTATTTTTTTCGGATATATATGTATAGCATCTTCATATAAAACATTCAAGTTACCATTTTTAAGATCCTCAAATTTATCTGCTGGAACTAATTCTATTAAACAACCTTTTTCGAATCCAGTTTTCTTAGATCTAAATGGTTCGTCTTTTTTTGTATCAAACATGAACTCATCCCTATCATTATATTCATAAAATTTACATTGCCAAAAATCGCATTCATCGAGATCACAACATTCCAATTGAAGTTGGACTTGTATCCAATAATAAATAGGGCAAATATTTCCTTTGATTCCACCTGTTCTTTTAATTGCTCTCATCAACGGACATTTGATTTCTAACATACGTCCAACATATTTAGATAATGTTTTTTTGTCATATTTATATCTGTTACATATACCATCAGGACTTGCTCCGAGAATATCTTTAGATTGATGACCCAATAATCCAAATTCATCTACTCGAACGTTTAATCTGTATGCATAAATCATAGTCGCTGGTTCTTCTAATTTTTTACCATAATAACATGCGTTATTAGATTTAAATGTAGAACCAACCGTTTTTTTAATAATAAATTTATACTGTGGCTCATATTTATTTAATCCCAAAACACAACCACCATCACTTGCCGTTATTTTTCCTTTTCTCATTTCAAACCACTCCTCTGATCGTTGCACAGGTAATTTAATGCTCCTGAGATAATCAAATTGTAATCCCCTTTCTTGTAATATTTCATCAATATCGTCATTTTCTTGTTTGTCATGAACCGATTGGGAACCATATGGTGCATACATATCTCCTTTTTTATCAGTTACTTTATATTTTTTGTCTTTTGGGTATATATATGTGCTCATTTGTTATTTTTATTAATATGTTTTTACTTATGTAATTATTGTACATGTATTTATCAACTTTTTAATATGCGGGCACATATTAAAAAATTGATAAATGAACCGAATATATTTAAGGATTTTGTCATTAAAGTGTATTATCTCCATTATGGAAAGCAAAGACGAAACAATTATTTCAGATATTATATATGGTGAAAACAAAACTCAACCTGTGACGATAGCTTTGGCTGGATCGGTTGATGCAGGAAAAAGTTCATTATTTGGTGTTCTTTTGACAGATAAATTAGATAACGGAAAAGGATCAGCGAGAAATGAAATCGCAAAACATAAACATGAAATAGAAAGTGGAAGAACATCGGACATAACAAGCAAAGTAGTTAATATAGACGGCACAGATCTGCATTTTACTGATCTGTGTGGTCATGAGAAATATTTAAAAACAACCCTTGCTGGCATAACAGGTTCATTTTTTGATTATGGAATTGTAATGGTAGGTGCAAACAGAGGTGTTCTAACTATGACAGAAGAACATTTGGCTATTCTATTTCATATGAAAATACCGTTTATTATACTAATATCCAAAATCGATTTTACACCTTATGATATATATGAAAGAACAATAAATAATATTCGTAGGATATGCAAAGCTCTTAACAGAAAACCTCTTTTTATCGGAAAATACGCTAAATCAGATAGTTCTGTTGACAAAACAGGACCGGTAGAAACATATTTGGAAGGATCAGAATCTATTGCGAATAATATTCTAAGAAAATGTGCTAAAGATATGAAAAACAATATTAGAACTGTTCCGGTAATAAGTATTTCCAATAAAACAGGTTACCATATATCAGTTGTGAGGCGTCTAATGAAAGAACTAAAACCGAGAGAGTTATGGGACAAAGAAGATATTGATGGTTCTATTTTCTCAATTGACGGTGTATTTACACCTCCAGGTGTTGGACTTGTTGTATCTGGAACTGTAAAAGGCAAAGATATAGTTGAAGGTTCTACAATGATTATCGGACCAATATTTGGAAATTATCCGACTATTAAGGTTTGGTCGATACATAACAATAAAAGCGAACGTGTTAAAGTATTGAGCGATAGAGAAAAAGGTTGTTTGGCTATTAAATTTATAAATAAGAAAGATGGGTACGATAGACATAGTATTAGACGTGGCGCTGTTGTATTGAGTTCTAAAGAATTAACAAAAAACACATGTTATGAATTTACAGCTCGTATTTTGATTCTTAGACATCCTACTAGCATATCGGAACATTATACCCCAGTAATTCATTGTGGAAGCATCAGACAATCTGCAAGGATTATAATTATAGATGTAACTAAAAATTCTAAAAATATAAATGAAGGAAAAGTCGACGAAACTGAGAAAACTATTTTGCGAACTTATGATAAAGCTATCGTTCGATTCCATTTCTTGCAACGGCCAGAATTTGTGGAAATCGGTAAAACATTTATGTTCAGAGAAGGTACAACAAGAGGACGCGGTGAAGTTATTGATGTAGTACCACTTGGTGAAGAATGGATAGATATCGACCAAGATACATTTCACGTGAATGATACTGAATTGAGAAAAAAAATGTTATCTGGTATTGCCGAATCCGAAACTAAACAAACAGAGGAAACCAAAACAAAAGATGCGGTAAAGATTGATGTCGACGAAACTAAAAAGTGATTTTGAAAAATTGAAGTTTATTTATTTAAATATTATGTTATTGTAATCTAAATAATATGATATTATGAGTGAAAATTATAGTGATTTTGAAATATATGACATATTTGTTGAAAAAAACATATTATTTCCAGATGATAAATATGATAGTGTACAAAGTCCAAGTTCCGGTAAAGATGAATTTGATTTTGATAAAGAATTTGATAAAATTGAAAAAGAATCCGATTGTGAAAATCCAACGAGTTTTCCGTATTTTGTTGATGGTATAATAAAAAATATTTATGATAATTCGACAATCCAATATTTTATAAATCTAGATGATAATAAAAAATATGGGTTCAATAAAACAAAATGGTACAGCGAAGATAACCATTTTGGAGATGACGAACCATATGAATGTGATGGTTATTGTGGATGCGAATCAGAATATATAAATAATACAGTAATTTCTGAATCTCATATAATATATAAATTTCAAGAATCTGGTTACAAATCGACTATAAATTTTATAAAAAAGTATTCAGTTAACACACACGAAGTTAATCGCGATGTTGTCCAACTAATAGACAACAAAATAATTATTTACAGACCAGATTGCAAAAAATCCATTTCAAAAAGTATAACGTATGACCCCAAAAAAATAATTATATCAAACTGTAAAGATATAATTATTTATAATAAAAGTGGTATAAATAAAGATCATCGTGGGTCTGATCACTGTAGATTAAAACTTAAATTTCATTCAAAGTATAAATTAAAAAAACCAGTATCATTGCATGATTTTGTAGATGGATTATTTAGAGTTAAAAGTCATAAATATGATACTTGGTATGAACTTTTTTTCGGTTGTGAAATGATTGAAGCATCAGATAAAATAAAAATCGTGTTAGAATTTGATCATGGGTCATAATATATTTATTTTATTAGAACGGCAGGATCAATCATAGTAATAAATCTCATTCTACAACAATAATTTTCTAATGGATTAAAACCTAGTTTTCCTAATAGCTCTTCTACCTTATCATCTTTTTCCTCTTTTGATATTTCCAAATTACCTATCTTTTTTGTTTCTTCGCGAAATTGGCTTTCCTTATCTCCAAATAGAGTTTTACATGTTGGGCATTTCATATATGACATTATTTTTGTTTATTATACTATTGTTTTATAAGATTATAATTTTTATATTCATTTTTTTTTACACGACACATATTTAACGTTTTGATGTTGATCAAAATGTCTTGACACAATTTTACTTGAAAATACTATCTTTTGTAATTGAGTATATCTTGTTCATCTAAGTCAGGAACTTCATTAAGAGAAGTTGTGTCATAATATACCAATTCGTTAGGCTCCAATACCATTTTTAATCTCTTTAATTTTTGTTGTGAAATATTAAATTGCCTTACTGATACAAGTTGTCCACCAGCATTTACAACGTATTTTCTGATTTGATGAACACTCTTTTTATTTGGAATTGTACACAATTGATACAACTGGAAAATTTGTTTATATAATCCTATATAAGAATCTGGAGGTGTTGATCCCAGAATTTGATATGCTTGTTCGTCATCCATAACTCTATGAGAGATTTTGTTATTAACACTTGATATATCTATATATATCTTTACCAATATAAGGTATATAATACGTGCCTTTTTGTAGCATATTGTACTTATTGTTGTATTATATTGCCATTCAATAGGTCTTAAAAATTGAAACATAAATTATATTATTTCAATATAGTATCTCATTTATTTAATAATGAGTGATCAAGATTCAGACCAAATACAGGCCGACGATGATTTCTCTATGGCTGTGAGAATGCAATTAGAGGATCGTGGAATAAATGAAAGTGAAATGGATACGTTCTTACCGATGTTTGAAAATCTAAGAAATCCTAACGATAATTCGGATGTTTCAAATAGAAAAAGAAATTTTGATAAAGCGATGACATATTTTACGGCTTGGTCAAGTGAATACCCGTCAACATTAATATTGCCATCATACCAACAAATGGTTCCAACTACTGGACCTGGTAATTTATTATTTGATGTAACATTAAACGGTTTACCTGGTGGGAATATGTCTAGTGAAAATATAATGACTCAATTACTTCAAAGCATCTTCCAGCCACAACAAGAAGATGTAAGAACACCAATGACTGACGATGCTTTGAAAGTTTTACCTGAAATGTTGTACAAAGATATTGACGGTAAATTGGAAGGTGAAGACAATTATTGTGCCATATGTCAAGATTTTGATCCATTTTCGGATGATGACAATGTATTAATGTTACCATGTAAACATTATTTTCACCCAGATTGCATTAAACCTTGGTTAAAGGAACACAATCATACTTGTCCAGTTTGTAAAACTTCATGTGGTGATTTTAAACCGATTTCAGAACCATTAGCTCCCTTAAACCCATTAGCATCCTTAAATCCATTAGTGCCATCTGGATCAACAGATCAAAACCAAGAGTTAGATCAAAAGTCAGAGTCAGATCAAGAGTTAGATCAAAACCAAGAGTTAGATCAAGAGTCAGAGTCAGAGTCAGAGTTAGATCAAGAATAAAAATTGATTTTTTTATTTGATATAATTTGTATAATATCATTAAATAAGTATTAATATGGATGTTCGCGAAGATATTTTAAAAATAAAAAAAAGTCTTAATGAAAAAGCTTTAAAAAACGAATTGAAAGCGTATGAAATGAATAAAATTCCATTTGATCCAGTGAGAGTAGAAAAATTAAAAATGGAGTTGGGTCAAAACGACAAACAATCTGATATTGAAAATGATGAATTATTACCAAAAGATAATAATACAATGGCTTCGTTTTTTGATGTATTAGATGATTTGGTATACAAAAGACCTTGGATAAAATTGAGTGAATTTCATAAAAAAACAAAATTGAAAGAGTATGTCAATAATATGTATACAAATCCATCTGATAAAAAGAAATTCTTTTCAAAAATATCAAAAGCTATCAAATCGAATGACAAATTCCTTAAAAAGAATATTGATTATAATCCTGTAACTAGTCAAATAATTAGTATATCGTTTGAAAAAAAATGAATTTATTTATGATTAAACTTAAAGATCTATTGTTAAAATAAGTATAATATGGACAAATCGATCAAGACTTATACAATTCTTCACGACCTAAATACAAAGGGTAATTGGATTAATGGTGAAATTGTAAGTGGCCCGTTGACTGACAAAGGGGATATTGGTAATATCATAAGAACAGGTTTTAGTGCGATGACTGAATCAGAAAAAAGACATTTATTGATGAAGTGGATGCCTATTGAAAAAATTAATAAAGAGTTGTTGTTACTTGAATTAACCCACTATAAAAATGTTCCAATTGATAAAATGAGCCTAAATGATTTTACGGAACATGTTAACAAAATCTTATTACGGTATACTAGAAAAGCTGGTGGTCATTTTCTTGAGGATGATTGGGTAATTCATGGAGAAACTAGTACAATATACGAAGTTGATGAAGACGAAATTATTTTTGTTAATTCTATAAATAAAATGGATGTATATTCAAAAGATACAAGTAAATTTATTGATTTGCTAATTAAGCAATTACGTCAATTATCTCCATCAATCAAAGTAGATCATAAAATAGATTGCGAAGATGGAGTATATTTTATATTGATAAGAGCACAAAAAAGGTGAATTTTTTTTATATAATATTAACAAATTGATTGATTAATTTATTAGTATAATGGAAACAGTAATATATAACGTTCCTAGGTTTTACGGTAATCGATTACCAAAAACAAATGAAGTTGTTATGGCCAGAGTTGAGAGATTTTCTGAAGTTGGAGTATATGTCCGATTACTTGAATATGGAAATATAGAGGGATTTATTAATATCCGAGAAGTGTCAAGAAGAAAAATAAGATCTTTACACAGAGAAGTTAAAAAAGGACAGGAATTAGGACTATTAGTTATAGCTGTAGACGAAGTGAAAGGGTATGTTGACCTTTCAAAAAGATCGCTTTACGAAAATGAAGATATTAGTGTTGATAAATATAGGTACAGTTCAAAAATTAATAGACTTGGTTTGGATGTTTACAAAACGTATTTGTCATTTATCGGAAAATCTCATAATGAAAAATTATTAGAAAAAGTGTTAGTTGAATCTATTTGGCGAATATATGAAGAAAAAGGTGAAGAGTATGAATCTTTTGACTACAAAGATCTTTATTTTGAAATTGTTAACTGTCCAGAAAAATTAGTTCAATCTTCATTTTTTCCGTCAAAATATGTGAAAATATTTACAGAAGAAGTAAATAAACATAAAATATTACCAGATATCGCATACAGAGCCCAATTTAAAATGTGCTGTTTGTCAGAAAATGGAGTAGACGACATAAAAAAATCACTAAAGATGGGTTTAGAAAAAAAAATATACGAAAAAACAAAATTAGAAATATATGTTCCTTCTCCTCCATTATATACATTGATAGCAAAAGGAAAAGACCCGGAAGAAGCACTTGGTGCGGTAACAACTGCATTAAATACAATACATAAAACCATTGAAACAAAGAATGGTTATTTCAAACTATTGGGTGAGCCATATATGGAATGTGAACAAGAAGCCCGTCTTGTTTCATTGGTCTCTTCTCTACATAAATTCAAATAATTTTTTTACCTTTTGACGTATTCAAATAATTTTTTTGTAATTTCTTTTTTTTATTATGTAAATCTGAATGACATTTTTTACATAATACCATTAAATTCGATTTACTATTTTTGCTTATATGAGGTTTATCAATTACAAACCCATTTTGACAATGTTGTTGTTCGTTAATATGATGTGTTTCTAACTTTGTAGGTAATTGATCAAATGTTTTTGAACACATTTGGCATTCAAACAAATATACATTAGAATTATAATTAGACTGTTTAAAATCTACTAACGAATTTGGTAATTCCATTAATTGATTTTTTATTTCTTGTGCCGTATTCAAAAAACTACTGTTTTGAATAATATGTTTAGCAACAGTAATTCCATAAATTTCTTCACCTGGACCATCTTTTAGTAATCTATCAAATATCAACAGATCTTTTTTCTCATCATATTTAACTGTTAAGTGACAAAATTTAATATTTTTTAATTTTTTAATTTGTTTTAGTTTTGGTATTTTATGCAAATGCGATGCAAAAATAAAAGATGCTTTAGATTTTGACAATTCTATTACTGTTGAAGCTACAAGAGCAGTTGCAGATACGTTTTCAGTTCCTCTGCAAATTTCATCACCAATAACTAAAGTTGTAGAACTTGCTCTTTGTAAAATCGCTTTTAAATCTAACATCTCCAATGCAAAAGAAGATAATCCTTTGAATAGATCATCAGATGCCGAAATTCGTGTAAGTAATGATGTATATGGTTTAAATTTATATTCTGTTGCCGGGACATATAATCCAGCTTGAGCCATAATAATACTTAGTCCTACCGCCTTCATTAGGGAACTTTTGCCAGTACTATTTATTCCATATATTAACATGCCACTTACTGGATCTTTATAATCTGTTTTTGATTTATTGTTTTCCTTTTTATTTAATTGAATATCGTGGGGTATGTATTCCGTATCTATTATTCTTTCTATAATCGGATGTCTCAAACTTTTACACGATATAAAACTATTTTTACTTTTAATAATTTTCGGTTTACAATAATTATATTTTTTTGCGCATTTGGCACCTGATTTCAAAAAATCAATAAGTCCTACAAAACTAGTCAATATATCAAATGTTTTCTCGTATTTTTTACCCAACATTAACAAAGTTTTCAAATAATATTTTTTCGATAAACTTGCTATTTTTTCGTTTAATACAATTGCATTATTAGAATTATCATTTAACTCGCCAATTGATATTTTTACTTTATCTTTTAATATTCTAATTTTAAATGAATCTATTTCCAAAGATAATGTATTATCTATTTTTATTTTTTTCAATGATTTAGTATTTTTTTTGATTTGTCCGTATCTTATTTTTGTTAATTCATAATAATATCCATCTTGATCGTTTCTTTTTAAATGTACTTTCCTTAATTTACTTTTTTTATCATCAACAAACGATTCTAATTTTTGTCTAATGTTTTCCAATAAATTCATATTATATTTCAGTTTGGAATGTAATTCATCTAAATCTTCATATACGCCTTTTACAAAAAAAGGTCCAGTGATATCATTAACAGTATACTTGTGTAATTCTTCAATAATAAATATATTATCAAATTCTTTAATGAAATTACGCAATGATTCTTGATTATCTTTTGATGGTAAAATGTTTTTCATTTCAGTTGATTCTATTAATCGAAATAATTCACATAGAACATCGTAAGATTCGTACAAAGAATATAGTTCAGTTGGTCCCAATAACGATAACATAAGTTTTCTTTGAAATCGTTCCAAATCAATTATTCCGCGAAGATGTATTTCAACATCTAAATACAAATCATTATTCAGTAACTGTTCGATATATTTGTATCTTTTTAATATTTGTTTTTCGGACGAAAATGGTCTTAGTAAAGTTTTTTTTAAAAATCTTTTACCTATTATTGTCGACGTATGGTTTATAACATCAAATAAAGATCTTATTCCCAAATTACTATTTGTTGTATTAAATATACTTAGTTTTTGAATTGCGTCATTACATAATGTAAGATATGTATTTCCTTGAAATTTTTCTGGTATCTTTATAAATTTAACTATTTGGTCATTATGTTGATATGCAAAATCTAATAACATTATTAGACTAATTGTAACATATTGACAGTTTTCAATATCCAAATTTTCTAATGGACTTAACATACCGGAATCAGGGAACAAACGTGCAAAAAAATCATTTTGGAATCCTATTTTGAAATATGTATTTGGTAATTTTTTTAGTGTATGTATATGCAAATTTTCGATTTCTAAATATCTTAATATGAAGTTTAAATCATATTTTGAGTTTTTTTTAAATTGATATGATATTATTATTTCTTTTGGTGGATGAGATTTTATAAATGTATTTGTTTCATCGAGTGCCAAATTTAAATCGTCTTGTGTCGAACAAGATTCATGTACAAAATTTGCACCAGTTGTTAAATCTAATGCGGATATACCAAAACACAATAATGATTTACCTTGAAGTTGTTTTTCTTCTTGTATAAATAAACTTAATAAATATATGGAATCTGATGTTACAGGCGACTCGATATATGTACTTGGTGAATATATACCAGTAACAGATCTGATTGGATTTGGTGCTCGTGTTGTTTCCTCAATTACGATAACTGTAAAATTATGAGCTATCAATAAATCCAAATTTTTTTTGATACATGATAAATTAAATCCTACCAATTGAGGATTTTTTATCGTTATTTCTCCTCCTCTTTTTTTATCACGTCGCGTCAAAGTTATATTCAATATTCTTGATAATTTGGTTAAATCAAATCCTCTTTTTTTTGTTGCATATGTTTCAAAAAAGTTTCCTACCTGCATTATTACCAAAGTTGTATCTTTTCCGTATTTTTTTTCATATTTATCTTGATAATCTAAATATTTATCAACTAAAGAACCTTCTAATTTTTTATTTGATTTTGGCATCTACCACTCTTATTTAAAAAACGATTTGATTTTTTATATTGTTTTTTGTTATATTTATAACAAAAAATAATTCTATTAATATTTATTTAACTTTTTTTACTATTGGTCCCAGATATTTGATCATTAATTCTTTTATGAGCCCCTCTTTTTTATGTAAATCAAACCAATTAATACCAGTTTTATTGGTTAGTTTTGTCAATACTTCTTTCATGTCACTCATTTTAAATATATATTCTTCAATATACTTAATTTTACTTTTTTTATCTTTTCCGTATTTGTCCAATAATGAGTTTGTTATACTATCCATTTCATCTTCATATAGCCAATCATCCATTAATTTATAATAAATGTATGCAATCATTTTTTCTCTAACCCATGGTTTCGCGTTTAGATTTTCATAAGAAATAAGAGATGGTGGTGCTTGTAAGTTGAATGCTGAAATTATTGGAGTTAAGTCAACTAGATTTGGATCCTTCAATGGTAAGAATATAGCCATTTATATATTTATAGATAGAAAATCTTTCTGTAAATTATTTTTTTATTTTCATGGATTTTTTCAAATAAATCCAAAAATCTTCTTTCATTTGATCTAAATGCGAAAAGATATGATACCATTCAGTTTTATGTTTCATTATATAATACGAAAAAAAAGCTATCATAAATTCGTTTGATATTATATCATTTATGTTTTTTTTGACATGAGTTTTTTTAATTATGTATTTTTCCCAGTTATTAGAAATAAAATTGATATGATAATTAATCAGATCGGAAGAAAAATCTTTTAATTCTAAACCGTATGCTTTCCATGAATTATTCAATATGCGTTCGATAGAATAATAATTCATTGAATTATCAATAGTTAAAATATTTATCGAATCATCAAAACTTTTTATTTTGTAATTTTCCCACAAAAAGTTGTCGCTTTTAAAATATATAGTTGGTGTTATTATATCCGGCGTTGTTTCTTTTTTCGCTTTATTAAAATGTTTTTTATTATGAATATATTCTTTTGATTTAGAAGTTGACCTTACTTTAAATTGGGTATATTCCAATATGGCAACATTTTTACTATGCAAGTCTTTATCCATTTGTCATTAACTAAGAAAAAAATTATACGTTTTTATTCTGGCATTAAACCATTTATAATTATCAAATATAGCAATTTTGCATTTTTTGTAGAAGTGATTATTGTGATTTGAAATATCTTTATTATTAGTATAAATGGAAGATACGAGTTATTTTGTGAATTATATAAGGAAATCAGTTATAGATAATGAGTTTCCATTATTGAATGAAGATCATAAGATATTATTGACTAAATCTGTCACAGAAATTATAAATTTAATAAAGGACAGTTTTTTAATTATAGGTGATATAACAGATTGGGAAAAACAATTAAAATTTAACAATAATAGGGATATACAGGGAATACTACGATTATTATTACCAAATATGTATGAAGGGAGTGAAAAATCATTAAGTACATTATTTGATTTGTACACAGAAAAACTTGACAATGTGAATCCAAATTATGGAAATCCAAAATATAAATATACATCAGTCCAATATCAAAGATGTAAACGAGATCAATTGAGTAAAACTGGTGTATACGAAACAAAATATAATTTAACGCATTTCAATAATAATAAAATATTATTAAAAAAAACCATTTTGAAAGTAGCTAATAAATTACATCCTAATTGGGTGAATGTTATGCCGTTTCCGAAAATTAGTGTAAAAAGTGACAAATTTAGTATATTTGACTCGTATTCAAAAGCAATTCGTGCTGTTAGATATAATACAGATTTAGCTATACAAAATGATTCTTTACGAGAAAAAGATCCAATTACTGGTGATAATATTAAGTATCAAGGGTTACAAATAGATGATTTATATAATTCAGTTGTAAATGATTTTTATCATAGTATTAAAAAAAAGAAATGGTTAATATATGATTTTTCTGATCGTAAACAAGGCAGTCGCATAAAATCATATCCATTGATCATATTATTAAATGAAATATTACCAATTAACACATGTGTTAATGAAATAGATTGGTTAAAATTACCAATTATTGAAAGAAGTAATTTCGATAATGCCTGGAAAAAATTAATTGATGCTACTTTTAGTGGTGATACAATTAATTTTATAAGCAATATTAATTTACAAATTATCCTAAAAACAATTATCGTTTTCTTTGATAATAATTATTCGGATGCATTGAAAAAAAAACTTATCGATACAAAACAATATATACCAATTGATGTTTCTTCTATGATACGGTTAATGACAGATCCTGGTGATTATGACGAATTAATAAAAAGTTTAAGTGTTCAACTTTCAGAATTAAAAAAAAGTATTTTATCGATTGATGCCAAACATATATACGATTATTTTATTGAGGAATTTAAAACATTTATACCAACATATTATGCTGTACATACAATAAGACATAATGATAAAAATCAATTGGAAATAATACCAAAAGATCAATTTGCTAATCCAATAAGCGACGCTAGAGTAGAAATTGTTCACGAATATGGTATTGAGAATATGACGATAGATATAACATGTAAAAATATATATAATTATGCTAAATCAATGAATCGTATAAATAATAAGACAGGCAAATGGAAATCATTAAATAGAAATTGGTGTTCATTAACAAAAAGTCAAAAAAAAGAAATAAAATTAAGATTTTGTGCACCAGAAGATCGTACAAAGTCTGGTAAAAAGAAAGGTATTTCGTCGTGGTTCGATGTTTCTAATTATATAAAATACACATATTCCATTGAATCAAAATTTAATGACAAAATTGTCGAACTAAATAATGCAATTTGTGGCCATATTGGGGAAAGAATTTCTACTTTTGTAAGTAGAAATCTAATTTCTAAAGGTATTTTTACATTTTTCCAATTTAGACCTGAAATATACAAACATATTAAAAATATTCAGCATAACCCAAAGCATCATTCTATGGTCGATGTTGAAAAAGAAATAGATAGATTAAAAACTATATATATTGACTATTCAAAATCGAAAAACTTTTTAACAGATAAAGTATACAAAGAGGAATATTTTGATTTTATTAAAACGTCTAAATGGGTTGTCTATTATGGGATGGACTGGATTGCACAAATAGGTTTTTTTCATAGATTTTTAAACAATAGAGTTCTGTTTGTAACTGGATCAACAGGTGTTGGTAAATCAACACAAGTTCCAAAGCTTGTATTGTATGGTCTTAAAGCATTCTATTATAAAAATGACGGACGAGTTATTTGTACACAACCAAGAAAACCGCCAACTGAAGGTAATCCTACCAGAATTTCTGATGAAATGGGAGTACCAATTAAAAAAAGGATTGGCAATATAGATTTTCAAACAAATAATTACAATATACAGTTTAAACATAAATCCAAATCACATATGGATGAAAGGGAACAGTATTTTTTGAGAGTTGTAACTGACGGAACATTTTTAGATGTATTGAAACAAAATCCTTTTTTGAAAAAGTCACATATAAGAAGAGGAGAAACCATGACTAGTTCTGATAATATTTTTGATGTTGCTATAATCGATGAATCGCATGAACATAATAAAAATATGGATCTCATATTAACATTAATAAAAAAAACATTATATGTGAATAATAGTGTAAAATTAATAATTGTTAGTGCTACTATGGATGACGATGAACCAATTTATAGGAGATATTTTAGATGTATCAATGATAATCAAATGTTTCCGATAGATAGGTATTTGGAGGAAAATAATCTGGATAGAATAAATGTCGATAGGAGAATGCATTTGTCACCTCCTGGAGAAAGTACTATGTTCAAAATTGACGAATCTATTAAACCTGGAAAAGATATCATACAAATAATTACCGAGATGTTAAAAGCTACCCCTGGAGATGGTCTTGTTTTTCAACCAGGAAAAGGAGAAATTTTTTCACTTGTAAGAAAATTAAATAATATATTACCGCTATCAACAATTGCACTACCATATTATTCTTTAATGCAAACTATCGATCGGGAATTTATCGAAGGTTTGAATGATGAAAAAATTAAAAAATTACAAGCGTCAAAATCTAAGTTACTGGAGGACGAAGATGTCAGTTTTACATCTTTGAGAAATGTCGCAGAAGGAACATACAAACGAGTGATAATTGTTGCTACTAATATAGCTGAGGCATCAATTACATTAGCTAGATTGACTTTTGTTGTTGACACAGGAGAACAAAAAATTACAAAGTATGATCCTGATTACAGACAGTCATTTTTCTATTTAGAAACAATTTCAACAACTAGTAGAGTTCAAAGAAAAGGAAGAGTTGGTAGAGTTGGTACTGGTAATGTAGTATATACCTATAATACTGATGATTTGGAAAAAAATAAATTTCCGTATAAGATTTCATTGGAGGATTTATCCATGGATTTTTTGGGAATGCTAATATCATCTTCGTCAGATAAATCATTAGCCAAAATTAATTTATTGAAAGAACCAAATAAAGAAAATATTGAAGATAAGATTAAAAGCATAATTGTTGAACAATATTATGATTCAGCTGATGGATCATTTTATAAATATTATGGAAACGATGATCAATATGATTATTCAAATAATATAATTCCAGATTTTGGTGCAAAAACAGGGTATTCAAGAGAGACTTTATCAGACGAAGAATGTATATTTTATATTATTCATCCAGATGAACTCAATATTGTCAGAAATATTAGGGGATCTGTTGTTAATACTGTAGATACTGATAAATTAGAGTTAGTGGATGGTTTAGTTAAATCGAAAAAAATAGTAGAATTCTGGAGAATATTAAATGAATTAGACTTGGTCCGACAAAATAAATCTACAATGGTTAGTTCCCAAACAGAACTTGCCAGAAATGTTTTACAATTAGCCAAGGAGACTGGAGAACCAAATGCTTTATTCGCATTGGGTTATGTAAATGCAATAAAATATAAATGTGAGGATGACTTTTTGCACGTATGGACAATGTTGCAAGTATCCAATAATTCATTGCGTCAATGGTATGGTAAATCCGGGAGAATGTTCGAATATGAAAAATTCCAGGCATTATATAAAAATAATAAAGGTGATCTTGCGGCATTATTAGAAATCAAAAATAGAACATTCAATAAAATTTTTAATAAGATGGTTAATGTGGAATTGAATAAGTTTGATACAAAAATAAAATACGGTAAACAAGAATATATTGAATCATTAAACCAAATATATTCTAATGGGCAAGGGGAAATAAATATGGATAGAAGCTTATGGGAAACTTTTTATTCTTTGGACAGAAAAAGGGGATTGGATCATCATAATGATTTATCACCTGATGAATATAAAAGAATATTACAATCATATAATTATCACAATGACTTTTTATTAACCGAACAACGATATATATCGGACTTGTGTTCTAGAGTATTTGTGGACAATGAAACATTGGTAGCATATTTGACAAAATACTTTGAATTAGCAAAAGTATTTAATGATACTATAAAAACTGGAAAAAATGATACATATGATTGGTTTAAAAAATTACCTGTAACTGGAAAAATACCATCATACCCAGAGAACAAGATATTAAGAACATTTTTGTGTACTTATCCATCAAAAATTGCATATAAAACAAATGATCATAGATATATTTATCTTTTAAAACCGGCTAAAAACAAAACATGGAGATTTAAAAAAATGTCTAAAAAATTTGCACAAAGTGAATCCGCATTATCATATCAACCACCAATGGTATTTTATTTGAATGCTGACAATAAAGAGTTTGAATTATCTGTAATAAGTTCGGTTTCTCCTGATGTTTTAATGGAGTCATCACCAAAAATGTATGATATGTTTCCAAAACGCAACCCATATTATTCATATATAAAACAACATTTAGTTCCATATATAAAAAATCCAAATGATGATAAAGATAAAGAGGAAACATTTGAATATTAAAAAATTGATCATATTTTGATATTATACACTATATAATATCAATAATTGAAGATGTTATGTTCATCTAAATATATTGATTTTGAATCGACAAGTAATCGAACATCTGATAATATATATTTTCCGTGGAAACCAAGTGACAATTTAATAATAAAAAAATATGGATCCGGCATATCTATAATAAATTCGGATGATAACAAAATATTTTTGACATGTTCACATATAATACATTTTTCCGATAAAATAGAAATGGATAGTTCAGAAATAGAATTAATAAACGATATACCTGAACTTGATATCGCTTTAACCAAAATTCCAGATACAGATATTGATTATTTGTCATATAATATTAACGATTTTCAATTTGTATTTCCTTCATCAGACGAATTATGTTTTATTGATATTTCTGACCCAATACGAAAACAAAATAGTATGACAGTAAGAGGCAAAGTATTAAGTATATCATACGAAAAATATTATAGCGCTGTAGTTCCAGAGTTACCATATATTAATACACAATTTGATATATCTGATCCAGAAGGTATTAGTGGTAAACCTGTATATGATTCGCATAATAAAATACTTGGTATTGTCCATAGTTGTTCAAAAAGTGACAAAACTATTTTTTCGATCATACCATCAGTTGTATTATTTAGAGTTCTTGATGAATATTTTGATAGTGGTTCGTTTAACGGTTTGTGTGATATATTGGTATTATGTGAATTTGGTGTAATTGACAATGTTGGTCATTTAAAAATTAAAAATAATTTCAAGATAAAAAATCTAATAACTTCCGACTCAAAAATATCACCACCATACTTGAAAACAAATGATATAATTACACATATTAACAATAATCGTATAACGCAAAATTGCCGAATATATTGCTCAAAAACTGAATCGGAAATGCCAATTAGCACATACGTAACATTAAATTGTATTTCTGGTCAATCAATTCCAATAACTATTAACAGATTAATAAAAAAACGTTTACGAGAAAAGGATTGTTATTTGTATCCAAAAAATATATTTTCATTCAGCCAGATACCATTCGGATGTATGTCCGATGCATATAAATTTAAAGAAATACATGGGATGATTTTTATGGAATTAAATGAAGATATATTAAAAAGTCTTTATGGTAAAGGATTTTGTTTTGTGGGATCTGTTACAGAATATACAGATATCGAACCATACAAACATGATTCTGATTTTAAACATGTTGTGTTAATCGATATAGTTTCAAACGAGAGGGTATACAGAACACTTAACTTTCCTTTTGTACCGATGATGGACAAATTATATTATTTGCCGTTTTTATCTAGAATTGGATCGAAAAGAATAAAATCATTAGAAAGTATATCCAACTTAAATCCAACAACATTAACTTTACAACTGGATCATGATAAATATTACCATTTAACATTTTCAAAAAAAGGTATATTGTATAAATTTAAAAATCATATATAATTTATTTATTAAATAATTGTCTCAAATATGTAAACTTTTTAAACAAGTGCAGTTATTTTTTGTTTTATAAAATGCAATAAAAGTTCTTGTTGTTGTTGTGTATACTCATTATTTACCCATTGATTAATTGATATTTTGGCTTTTGATAAAAATATGTCCCTATATTT